GTTCCAGTAAGATTGCCACCGATATCAAGACTAGAAGTAGGTTGCCAAACACTATCAACTGCATTCCAAACTAATGCGTCACCGGCATTAGGAACACTTTTTGACCAGTCTTCTAAATTTGTTGTAAGCATGTCGGTAATAGAAGAACCATCGCCGATCAAGTTACCTGTAATTGTTGCGCCTGTAATTGTATTAGCACTAACTGTATCCATTGTAAGCAAAGAAGTTTGATGATCGATCAACACACTGCTGTCATCGCCTAGGATATTACCAACAACATCTATTCTAAAAGTTGAACCTTCAAGTATTCCGGTAATGTCTCCCGGTACCCAATTAGCACCATCATATTGTAGAGATTGTCCTGTGTTTGGAGGATTAGTTGTTAAATCAACGCCACCTACATCGCCTAGATCGATCTCTGTATTAACAATGTTGCCGCCTAAAGTGATGCCGTCGCCAACAAAAATGCTTTTGGTATCGGTTGTGTAGATTAGTTCCCCTTCTTCGGGGGTAATTATTAAGCGCTCTGCATCAGTACCGCGTCTTAGACGAAATGCCATATTTCAACTCCTAGAATACTTTGTTATAACTATTTATGCCTTTTTTAAGAATAGTGTTACTTTCTTTTTTTCATAAACACTTTAGTACGTTTAGTAATATCTCTTTTAACTTTTTCAGTATCTAGTCTAAAATCAATAGTATCGATTACATCTTCGTATTCTTCTATTAGATCGTCTAGTGAATTTTCTAAGTCGTCCGGAGTAGTATTTTCTTTCCGGGCTTTGTCGATATTAATTTCCCATGTTTTGCCATCTATGAAATGTATTTGAACTGACGAAAGGTATTCAATCGGAACAGATCTTATTTCTATTTCGTCAAATACCTCTGGCCAGCTATTTTCAATGTCGCTTGACTGTCGTTTTTTTCTAGGCACTCTCTTCGGTCTTTTTTGTTTTCTTCTTTGTAGGAACAAGTGATTCGGCTTGTTCTCTAAGTGCCTTTGCTTCTTTAAACAAGGCATCAGCTTGTGATCGATAACTAGCTGCTAAGTCTTCATCTGACATAACATCACTTGCTACTGTAGCCTGTGCTGTCGGCTCGGGCGCAGAAGCAGTATTTGCAGTAGGCGTTCCTGCAAGATCAGAAACTGTAACACCTTTTTGTTGAGCAATAATTTCATTAAGCTCGTGTAACATAATAGTATTGTTTCTGTCAGGAGTCATTTCTACTAGATTAGTAGCAACTTTTGTCATTTTTCCAGTTGTATGAAATGCTGCAAGCATGTTACGACCATCTGGAAGTCTCGTTCTTGCCATTACTTCGGACAACTCGTTGGTACTTTGACCTGCATCTGATTCTACCATCTTCATAAGCGAGTCGTGTTCTTCTGCCATAAGATTTTCTGTAGTTACGACAATACAGTTGTCAGCCTCGCCTGGCACAACTCTATATGCAACTACGATTTTTCTCTTATTATTAGCCATACGGCCTACATGCTTTAACATATTATGCTCCTTGTGTATTCTGGCCCTGTTGAGCAGCGATAGCATTTAGAAATGCTTCTAGCTTACTATAGGTTTGACCAACAGTTACCATTTCGTTCGGTTTAAATGCACCTCTTTGACTTGCAACGTCAATAATGCTTTTTAAAGAACTTAGATCTTGAATTGTTAGTTCAGGACTAGCATCTTCTTGAGGTGGTGTTGTTGCAGCAGTTTGTGCTGTTTCTGCTTGTTGTGTTTCAGTTTCGCTCATATTATTACTCCTATATTATATATATGCGCAGTTTATTTATTAGTACTTCAAATATGGACACGCCAACATGAAATACGAAAGTTCTTTTGGATCCGAAAATCCTATTTTAATTTTATAGACTATATTATTTTTATCGTCTAGTACTACATCTTTTCCAATATAGTATCTGCTTTTAAGTTTAGATTCAATCCATCTTTCTAATGCATCTTTTAAATTGTATGTAACATTTATACGTGTATATTCAAAGTTGTCAGGCGGAAAGTCTGCCTTTCTTACTTTAAAAATATTATAGACATTTGTCTTTATTTTCACGCTGCTTCCTCATAGTGGGCAGTTACTCCAAACGGTGCTTGCAAGTTTTTATCATGATGACTATGGATAATAAACACAGTTTCGCACCAATCTTCGTCGCCCCAGCTATCCCAAGCATAGCCATCAGTGAACATAATAAACTTCTTAGGTTGGATATCATTTTCTTTCATGTATGTCCAATTGGCCATAAAGTCAGTGCCGCCACCGCCCATAATTTCATAGTCAGTAAGCTCTTCACCGCCGTCTGCACTAAAATCTTGTTCATTATATACTTTAGTATCAAAGCACCACACTTTAATATTGTAATCTTTGTATTCGTCCATAATGCCTTTGATTTCGCCTAAAAAGTCTGCACCCTGATCATTGCCGATCGAACCGCTCATGTCTAGCGACACACAAATGTCAATAGTGTCTTCGAAGTTCTGTCCTGGAAGAATAGCACCTGTGTGCCAGCCTTTGCGTGAAGGACGCATAAAAGTATAATCACTTTTAATTGTACTTTGGATTTGCTGACGAAGTAATTCACGCCAATTCATCTTAGGCTCTGTCATTTCTTTAATCAAACGTGCAACACCTGCAGGAACGTTGCCAGCACCTGCTGTCTGAGCAGCGTTAATCATTGCTTCTTTCATTTCGTCTCGAATCTGATCGAGTTCTTCTTTTGAATACTTCGGCGGCCCGCTTTTACCGTTCTTGCCATCTCCACTGTCTTCGGATCCGTCGCCTTCTAAATCTAAATGTTGATCTAGCATTTCACCGAGTTGATCTAATGCTTCTTGGCCGTTCTTTTTTGCTTCTTCGAATAATGAATCATAGACTTCTTCTGAAGTCCAGCCTTCGTATTTAAAGTCTTGGAAACAATCAACAATCTTCGGCGTTTCTCCAATACGATCACGTACTAGTAGATTATTAACAATGTAATCGGCAGCAATGTTATAAAGCATTGGATTGCGACTATCTCTACGTCCTAAGTGATCAAATACACAGTGTAGAATTTCGTGTGCAATAACAAACTCAATTTCTTTGTTAGACATAGCATTAAAGAATTGTGTATTATAAAACAAATTACGTCCGTCTGTAGCAGCTGTCATACACCAACCGTCACATGCTTGAATCTTCAAACGTGTAGCAAGGTTGCCAAAGAACGGATGGCGTAGTAGAAGACCAACACGAGCAGTAATAATACGGTCGAGTACTTCAACTCGCATGGTTTCTAATTCTGCTTCAGTAAGATCTGGATTTGGTTCCCAGTGCTTTAACTTAGTCTGTACATCTTTTGCTGACATCTGTTTTTGCCCTTTGTTTGTTATACTATTAATATAACATATTTAATAAGTTTGTCAAGAGAAAAGTAGGCAATCGATGCCTACCTTACTATTATACTGATTGAGCTGCTTTGATATATTTGCCATAGCGTTCATGAAACTCGTCAAAGCATTCCACTTCGTCTGGATCAATCGGTAGTGCATACTCAGTAAGTGCAAGTTTAATACCCATAACAACCAATTCTGTTTCAAAGTTATCCATTGCAAAGCGCAAGAAGTTATTAACTTTTGAGTCAAACTTTTTATCGTTTTTGTCTGACGATTCTTTTAGTTCGTAGCACAAAGAAACAATAAGTGAGTACATAGCACTAACTTCTTTTGTTTTAAGATCTTTTACTTTACCAATTAGTACATCTGACGGATTTGGCATATCAGTAGCAACTTTTCGGTGTGCCATAAATTTTACAGCAAGTCCTTCTCCAACACAGCCTGCAACTAGGTCTGCCGTAGTATTGTCGTCAATACCGTCTTCAATTAGTTCGGACACAAACGTCCATGAACGAGGTGTTGCAAACGAACGGCTTGGACTCTTAGGATCGAAGTTATACAGATCTTGTTTTGCAAATTGCAAGTATCCAACAACGTCCGGTTGTATTCTGTTATTAACAGACCATTCAAACCAGTCATCAAACGATACAGCAAGTTCTAAGTGGATAAAGCGGTTAGCCAACGGAGCAGGCATACGATATGTAACACCTTTGTCAGCTTCACGGTTACCTGCCGCAACAACTGAAACATTGTCTGGCAATTTGTAAGTGCCAACACGGCGGTTAAGAATCAGCTGATATGCTGCCGCTTGTACGCTAGGTGCCGCTGAGTTCATTTCGTCTAAGAACAATGTAATATGATCGAACTGTGATGCAAACTCTTCGCTTGGAAGTTCGCTAGGCGCACCCCAAACCATTGTACCTGTGTTGCTGTCGAAGTACGGAATACCTTTAATATCTGTAGGTTCCCAAAGACTCAAACGAATGTCAATTAAGTGTGAATTAGAAAATTCTTCGCTGACTTGTCGAACAATATCTGATTTACCAATGCCTGGAGGCCCCCAAAGGAAGATTGGACGTTGTTTGTTCATTGCAATACGCAGTGCATTTTTAGCTTTGTTCGGACTTACTGTGCGTGACTCTGACATAATTTATTCCTTGCTGTTTTACCCTATATATACACAATAGCATCAATAGCGCACATGTCAAGTCTTTTTCTTTAATTTTATCGAAAAACTTCCGGGATTTTTTGGATGCTGAGTGCATTCTCTTATGCGTGGATGATTGCTTGCCCATGTTGGAATTTCACGCATCATTGCACCTTGCCCTGTAATTACATGGCACTTCTTATATCCACCAAGGTAGGCTTCTTCTATTTGTTGATTAAAATGCCGCCAGCCGTTTTGGATATGCAATCCGTGTAGATCAATTCTCATCCTTACTTTGCCTTCTCATAGCTTTATTAATACCGTATTTTCTTACATCGCCGCTAAAAAGACCTAGTTCGACCGCCTTTCTTTCATTTGTTACAGTAATACTTCTATTTGTAAGAAAGTATGGACAATCTATAAACTTATCTAAAAAAATTACAACTTGTGTAGTAAGGGGCATTTCTCTAGGATAAGGAATGTCATATGTTGCTATATCAATTTCTTTTAAAGTGTCGTACCCGTCTTCGGTGAGTCTCAAACCACCTTCTGCTTTGGTTCGATTGTTCATCCACCATAACGGCATATACTGTTTGATATTCTCAGTACTCTGGGCTTTGCCTAGTTCTTTAAGAAAAATCTTAGTATAGACTTCTTTCCAGTTCATTCATCTTCAACCTGATCACCGTCAGATAGTTTATAAACTGAAAAATCACTACTTTTAAACATCACATTTAATTTTTCTGCTAGATTAAATGCATGACCTGGGTTAGAGAAACTTGTCTTTTTATATTTAGGACCAGGATAGTTTGTTAAAGCGTTACTGCTCTTTAGATTAAACGGCTTGCTTTGATAGAATACTGCCCAAATTGCATCTGCTGCAAGAACCTGCTCGCATCTATATGTTTTATTATTAACATGTTCTAATATTACTGTGGGTTTGGGCCTACTCATATGCGCATCCTTTATTATATACGCATATATTTATCTTTTTTTAGTTATATACTCAGTTTATTCTAAGCCGCCGCCGTCCATTTCGATACGTATTACTTCTTCCGACTGAGGTCGATCAAGTAGCAATTTCTCTAGATCTCCATTTAGCCGGCTCATAACAATGCCAAGTGTAAATGCTAGATTTTTTGCTTGTTGGATTTCTATCTTTACTTCTTTAGCTCTACTATTATCAGCACTTTTTACCTGTTGTATAAACTGCTGTATTGGTATTGTATTTAGATGATCAGCTGGCATTGGCAAGACTTAACTCCTGTTTCATTTCGATTGATGTTTTAAACGGTCCTTTAAACTCATAACGTTCTACTGTAATAAGTTTTGGACAAAAGCTTTTGACCCAACCTGCTTCAAATCGAATAATATAATATCCTGCTGCATATAAGCTTTTAGACTTTTGACTTTTTGTAAATAGAGGTAGCTTGCGCTGTACGTCATACATACTGTTATACGGAACAACACTTGTAGGATAGCCGTGAATATCTTTATCAGTATTATTTACAATTTCGGGCTCGTCCCAATGGATCTCAATACCAAATTTTTTCTTAACTTCAGATTTGTTATTAAAGAAAGAAGTTTCTTCTGTGTTAGAAAATACATAACGATCTTCATCCCACGATAATGTTCCGATACGTTCTTTATCTTTTTCAACAATCCAAAATTTATTCTTTAGAATGCATTTTGCTTTCAATGTAGTCATTTAGGATACCTCGCTGACAATGGTTCTGAATATAGTGCTGCTTGATCTGCAATACGTTGCATATCCCATTTAGCACAGAATTTCATAAGACGCATACCTACTTGTTTTATTTCTTTAGGTTCTACTTCTGTAATAGTGTTGTTAATTATCTCTCTAATGTCATCAGGTTGTGCAGTCAAATCACAAAGTACTACATTACGTGTATAATCATCTAACACACGATGTTCTGCACCTTCGTGATCTACCCAACGCTGTAGCATCATATTGTTCCAGTTAAAGCCTTTTGTTTGCTTATCTTCAAACGCTTCAATTAGTCCAACTTTGTTTTTTGTACCTTTTTTTCTAACACCTGGATAGGCGCTAAACACATTGTCACTAGTGTCGCCACGCATACACTTTTCAAACAACATGAATTCAGGGTGTGGAGCAGGCTTAGGTTCTCCTGTCTTCTTATCGCACACGGGCTGCCCTTTGTCATCAAAATATCCTTCTACTGTAATAGTAGTATTACTTACCCCATTGTACTGCCTACAATTAGGTGCAATAAGTTGTGCAAAGTCGCCGTCAGTACTAAT